TAGAACTTCCTACCTTAGTTGCCAACGAAGCAGAACTGCTCGACAACTTTGGTCAATCATATGACCTCGACAAGCAATATGAAACCTGGCTTGTAGGTTCTTCTTACCTCGCCTATGGTGGTGCTCTGAGAGTCGTCAGAGCAGACGACGATGAACTCAAGAACGCATTCTATAGTTCTGTTGGTTGGGGTACTGGACCAAAGATCAAGAGTGCCGAGCACTACAGCGATCTTGGTTACGATGATAATACAATCCCCAATTATGACGCCATAAGTCGTGATCCTGGTTCTTGGGGCAACAGCCTGAGAGTTGCATTGATCGACGGTAAGAGTGATCAAATCATTGCACTTTCTGGAGTATCCACATCGCTCATCACCGTTGGTATGGGTGTCTCCCAGGCAATTCCTTCTGGAACAGTTATTCCTGGAATTGGAGGAACTGCTCTTCTCGACGGTCACTTGAAAGGCATCGTTACAGAGGTCCGCGAAGGAAACGTTATTGAAGTTAAGGTAACTCAACACGTCTCTTCTGCTGGAGTTGTAACAAACAAAACTTATACTCCCAACGGAGTCTACAGATTCGTCGCTGGTGGCGGTGGTGTAGAAGGTGTTAAGATTATTCAAAGCACTGGTTCTGCAACAGACTTCCTGACAAACGGAACCTCGGCCCTCTCTGCTGAAGCAAGCCCTGGTGCAACCTCCTTCACTCTGACTGGAGATCTTTCTGCAGTTGTTGCTGCTGGTTCTTCTGTTTCTGTTGGTAGTGCTCTGACTGCTGTTGCGGTTGGATCTGTATCCTACAGTGGTGGAGTTACATCGTTCACCATCGGTGCTGGTTCGACAACTGCAGAAACAATCGCCTCTGGTGCTGCTGTCACATTCTCTGGTAACCTGAGAAACGGAACTCCTAGAGATTGGTTCGATGATCAAGGAATTACTCTTTCCAACGGAAACGTAGTTGCTTGGAACCAAATTGCAGAGCGTCCTGGAACCTCTGGATACGGTGAAGTAAGAGCCGCTAAGAACGACGAAGTTCACGTTGTTGTTCTTGACGACAAAGGAGAAATCACTGGTAACGTTGGAACAATCCTTGAAAAGCATCTTGCACTTTCTAAGGCAACCGACGCTGAGTTCTCTGTTGGAGATGCTTCTTACTACAGAAAGTACGTCAAGGCTCAGTCGGAGTACATCTACCTCGGCGGTCAACCTGCTGGAACCAGAGCAACTGGATTCTCGACCTACACTGCATGGACTGCTGCCACAGACACTGCTTGGGATCAAAACGCTCAAGGTATCGTCTTCGCTGGTATCGGTAACACCAACATGCAACTCGCTGGTGGTATCAACTACGGAGCAAAGACTGGAGTAACAAACACTGCTGCCAACTCTGGTGGTTTGACTGCTTCTGCTGCTAACATCAGAGCAGGATTTGAGTTATTTGCCAACGCAGATAACTATCCCGTTGACTTTGTTCTGATGGGTTCTGCAAACTACGGTCTTGCTGAAGCACAAGCAGTTGCCCTGAAAGCAATCGACGTTGCTGAAAGAAGAAAGGATGCTCTGGCATTCATCTCCCCCTACAGACAAGCAATCATCAGCGATGCAGCTGCTGGTTCTGTAACCGTAAACTCTGATACTGACATCACGAATAACGTTGTTGGATTCTTCGGACCTCTGACATCTTCTTCGTATGCCGTATTCGACAGCGGTTATAAGTACATGTATGATCGCTTCAATGCTTCCTTCAGATATGTACCCCTGAACGGAGACATTGCTGGTATCTGTGCTAGAAACGATATCAACAACTTCCCCTGGTTCTCTCCCGCTGGAACTCTGAGAGGAACAATTCTGAACGCTGTTAAGGTTCCTTACAACCCCAACCAGCAACAAAGAGATGTTCTTTACAGCAACAGAATCAACCCCGTAATCTTCCAGTCTGGATCTGGAATCGTTCTCTTCGGAGACAAGACTGCTCTTGCTAAATCTTCCGCCTTTGACAGAATTAACGTTCGTCGTTTGTTCTTGTTCCTTGAGAAGGCAATCTCTGCCGCGGCCAAAGATCAACTCTTTGAGTTCAACGATGAGATCACAAGAAGCAACTTTGTCAATACGGTTGAACCTTTCCTCAGAGATGTTCAATCCAAGCGTGGTATCACAGATTTCGTCGTTATCTGCGACGAGACAAACAACACCGCTGCTGTAATTGATAATAACGAGTTTGTGGCTGATATTTACATCAAACCCGCTCGCTCGATCAACTTCATCGGTCTGACATTCGTTGCTACTCGCAGCGGAGTTGACTTTGAAGAAGTCATCGGAAACGTTTAATTCCTTAAATATCAAAAAAGACTAGAGGTCCCACAATGGCAAGTAGACAACAACTCAACCCTCCGGCTTTAAGGAAGATCAGTGATTTCAAGAGCAAGCTGACTGGTGGCGGTGCCAGACCTAATCTATTTGAAGTAGCATTAGCGTTTCCTGGTATTGCCCCCGCAGATAACAACGTTCTTGATAAAGCAAGATTCTTGGTAAAGGCAGCTGCGCTGCCTGCTTCCAACGTCGCTCCTATCGATGTTCCTTTTAGAGGAAGAATCCTTAAGATCGCTGGAGACAGAACCTTCGATACCTGGACGGTTACCGTTATCAACGATACCGACTTTGCAATCAGAGGTGCATTTGAAAAGTGGATGAATGCTATCAACAATGTAGCAGATGCCACTGGAGAAAGCAATCCCCTCAACTACAAGTCGGATGCTTATGTATTCCAACTGAACCGTGAAGGAGAAACAATCAGAACATATCGTTTCTATGATGTGTTCCCCACTAACGTTTCTCAGATCGAACTTTCCTATGATTCTTCCGATACTTTGGAAGAATTCACAGTCGAACTTCAGGTTCAATATTGGGAAGCATATGGCAACGGTGGAGACATCACTGGTTGAGGTAGCATAAATAGAAAGGTAGAAATCGGAATTAGATAATGCCCAAGCTATTTGGCTTCTCAATTGAAGACACCGATAAGAAACCCAAAGGCGTAGTCAGCCCTATTCCTCAAAGTGATGAGGATGGGGTTGACTATTATTTGTCTAGTGGGTTTTATGGTCAATATGTTGACATCGAAGGTGTCTACAAAACTGAAGCTGATTTAATCAGACGTTATCGCGAGATGGCGCTGCACCCAGAAGCGGACAGTGCTATTGAAGATATTGTCAATGAGGCTATTGTCTCTGATTTGAATGATTCTCCGGTTACTGTCGATCTACAAAATCTTAACGCTAGCGAAGATGTAAAAAAGATCATTCGCAAAGAGTTTAAGTACATTAAAGATCTTCTAGACTTTGATTCCAAGTCTCACGAGATTTTTAGAAACTGGTATGTAGATGGAAGAATCTATTACCACAAAATCATCGATACGAAAAATCCAGAAGCAGGACTTCAGGAGATTAGATTTATCGATGCTCTCAAGATGCGTTATGTTAGACAAGAAAAGAAACTGTCTGAAGAACAAAGGGCCATTAAGTCAAGTGGTCTGAACAATCGCATTGATCCAGTAGATCAAATCTCTAGAGGTGTATCTCCAGAGATTGAGGAGTATTTCATGTATACTCCCAGAAGCATGTACCCTACACAAATTACTGGTGGTGGTGATGCAAAAGGAATTAGATTCTCGAAAGATTCTATCACATACTGTACCTCTGGTTTAGTCGATAGAAACAAATCTATTGTTCTTTCTTATCTACACAAGGCAATCAAGTCTCTCAATCAACTCCGAATGATTGAAGACTCTCTGGTTATTTACAGATTGTCTCGTGCTCCTGAAAGAAGAATCTTCTATATCGATGTAGGTAACCTGCCCAAAGTTAAGGCTGAGCAATACCTCAAAGATGTGATGAATAGGTATCGTAACAAGTTGGTTTACGATGCTGGAACTGGAGAGATTCGTGATGATCGCAAGTACATGTCCATGTTGGAAGACTTCTGGCTTCCCAGAAGAGAAGGTGGACGTGGTACTGAAATTACCACTCTGCCTGGTGGGCAAAACCTCGGTGAACTTTCCGACGTAGAGTATTTCCAAAAGAAACTTTACAGATCTCTTCAAGTTCCCGAATCAAGAATTGCTGCTGATGGTGGTTTTAATCTTGGACGTTCTTCCGAGATTTT